TTCTGATGTGCTGGCGTTACCTTCTGATACGAGTGCAGCCGCTGCTGATGCGCTGGCGTTACCTTCTGATGTGCTGGCGTTACCTTCTGATACGAGTGCGGCTGCTGCACTGGCTTCGGCAGCGAGTGCCCCTACAGCTGAGTCGGGGTACATCTCGGCATCACCTGTACTACTGTTAAAACCGAGTAGCGCACCTGCTCGCTCCGAGGCGACGGGTAGTTCAAGTTGTGGGTTGGTGTCTGAGATTGGTGCTGTGATCGAGCGGACGAGTGTATCCGCGTCCTCCTGCCCCATCAGTGTGAGCCGATCGAGGGCTTCCTCGTGGACCTCCGCAGGGAATGGGTCATTCTCTACATAATCAACGCCCTGTGTCTTCGCCGTGACGCGCTTGAGTACAAGGACCTCACCTATCACAGGTGGTACGAGCATAGTCACAGTACCGCCTGCGTCAGCGCCCGCCCCGGTGAGTGTGTAGTGGGTAATCTCTGCGAGTAGTGTCTCGACGTTATCGACACCTCGCAACGTCACCGTCAGATCAGCACCCTGCAAGAATTTGAAAGTGGTTGGGAACTCCACCACAGACCCATCCCCAGTATATAGGACTCGGCTGAGTGTACTTGAGATTGTCATCTTTTGGCTCCTAGTGCTTCATTGATAGCCGCTTCAGCTTGATCCACCACCTGGCGGAATCCTAGTAAATTATTATAGGGGATTAACCGGCGCATTGCAGTAACGTCGCTTTCACGTACCGGCTCGTCACCTACCGTAGCATTTGCTGCACTACCTACCACACTTACCATATCACCTACAGAACCGAGTGTTGGGCCGAACATTGCGCCCAACGCCGTGCGGCTGGCGTACCGACTCATTGGGTCCTGGCCCATCATGGCTGATACCCCAAAGTGGCCGCGTGTGGCTTTCTCTACGACATTGTTGGCATCGAACGCCCAGCCGGTCAGACCTGATCTATCAATACCCTCCTTCAGCCACCAGTCGACGTTATCCGCTGAGAAGTCCGGGATCTCACGGCCCGCGTCAGCGGCTTTTAGCGCTGTTACAGCCATACCCAGGGCAGTCGCGAGCCACATCCCATTGAGCGCCGCAGCATCCGCCTGCTGTAGCCCCGCGATCAGTGTGCGCTGTGTGCTGGCAATCCCGAATGATTTGAATTGGAATAGGTGCTTCCCGAACTCACCCCAGGCACCGGTCGCAATCAATGGCCTGTCCTGGCCAGGTGTAATGATGATCCGATCGACGTCGCGTGTGACCGAAGCTGCGAATAAATCAGCCGCATCCCGACCAGCTTTGTCCGTACCCCAATCAGCGATATTCGGTAGGTTGAGCTTGCCTCGGTTGGCCCCGTGCGCTTTGAGGCTCTTTAAGATCGAAGCACCTGAGTCGGCGCCAATACCAGCCGAGCGTAAATACTCCAGCTCGGCTGGTTTGATCGTCCCAGCACGCTCGGCTTTCATCGCTCGAATCAACCGTTGGGACGATACGACTCCCGCCATCTGCTTCATCGCAGTATTCCAAGGGGCCATCAGTGACACCATGCCGAACGTATCACTCATCGCACCGACGCCGCGCTCGAGTAGTGTGAGTCGGAGCATCTCGTCGTCGATGCCTGCAAGGGCACGTGCGCGAGAGTTGACCAGCATATCAGTCGCAGCGCCCATATCCTCTCGGATCTCTTTTGATAGCTTACTGAAGCCCTTGAAGTTGGTGATTAGTGGTGCTACAAGATCTCCAAACACCCGGCCGAAGCCGTGGACCATTACGATACGTGACATATCCGGGATTGCTGAGAGTGTCATACCACCCAGCTTGGCGATGTAATTGAGCTCGCGCACGGTACGACTTGCACGCGGCCCCCACGCGAGCGGGTCATCAGGTAATTTATACACACCGCGAATGCGCTCAGCGACGGCAACCATGTCGCGATCAAGCGTTCGAAATTTATCTTCGAGTGCCTTCTTACCCTTCTCTGTAGTCACGTGCTTCAGCTTCAGATTTAACTCATCTGCGAGATCCCGCCGCTGATGTGTCATCTCGATATCCCCGAAGGCACGAGTTAGCTCGAGGTCAGGCCCTACGGAGTGTACGTAAGACTTCATCAGAATCTCTATATCATCCTCAAGGTAATCCGAGATACGCGAGTCCTCAATTAGGAAGCTCCGCTGCTGGAGGCTACCTGCACGACCGGCTTTCTTCGGCCCTCCGGTATTTACCTGCATGCCGTACGGTAGGCGACCGCCAGGTGAGCCGAGTATCTGCCTGCGGATATCATGCGCGACGGATCGCAGCTCAGCGACGTCACGGGTGAGGTCATCGACGTCTCGCCCATGCTGCGCCACACGTGTATCTACATCTATCTGAGCGTCGCGCACCTTGGCCGCGGTAGTCTGCTTTAGATGTGCCAGCTCCTCTCCGGACCGCGTGGCGACTTCTTTGAGGTCATGGATCTTGGTTCGCAACGTTGCAATATCACCTTGCATTTGGATCATTCGAGCTTTTGCTTTTGCGACCTGTGTATCTAGCACCTTGAACTCCACAGCCGCCGTACTCGCCCGCTGCTGTAGGAGCTTCCGCTTGGCTTTCGCAGCAGTGATGGCACGTACACGCGAGTCAAGTTTACGGCGGGGTTCGACCCCCACCTTCCGAGCTGCGCGGAGCCCTGTCTCCAACTTCAAGATCACAGCGCTCTGCTCGCCGACAGTCTGCTTGAGCTGCTCAACTCCATCTGCCTTCGAGTTAGCGCGAGTCTGTATCGGCCTGATCGTAACCTCAATCGACCGAGCTTGTTTGAGTTTAGTGTCGACCTGTGTAGTCATACGTGCGATATCGCCAGTGGCCTTCTTCTGAGTATGCGCCATAGCGCCAACCTGCTCAGCCGCCTCTGCCTTGATTGATGCGAGTGTGACTTTTAGCATCTTAAATGTCTCGATGCGATCCGTAGCCGCGACCTGCTTTTCAACAAGCCAGTCAGTGGTCGCATCGATAAACCCTTCCGGCCTAGCGACCAACATCTCACGGCTGTACATACGGTTTAGAAATGACTTGGCCGTCGTGACATCCACATCAGGTGGGAGTAACCCCAACTCGATCGCCTCATCCAGCATCGGATCTAGAATTTTGGCGCGGTAGTTCTCAGCGACCTTTTGAACTTCAGGTATTGCATGTACATCGTCGTTACGCATCGCGTGCCCGACAGCCTTACGAAACTCACGTTTGGTCAGCTTATCGCCGTGCATCCCAACCTTGCGCTCGATACCGATCTGTACGATATCACCAAAGCGTTTGGAGCGACCTTTTACGTATTGGGTGTACATATCATCCTGCACGCGGAGTGCATTGTAGAGGGGTGCTTCCCACTTAACTTTGACATTCCGCTCAACACTGATTGGTGTCTCGATACCCAACTCATTTCGCTGCATCATCTGAGGTACTTCAGCTAACTGTGGCATCACTGTACGTGAGACATCGGAGTCCGCTAGTATGCTTCGGAATACCGGGTCTTGAAAGCCCACCACCTTAGCTACTGCTGTGACTGCTGCGTTACGTTTAATCCCAAGGTCCTCACCTGAGAGACCGGCTTTCATGGAGCCCACTGAACCTGATGGTACTGTGAGGTCCTCATCGACCTGACTCAATATCTCAGCGATCTGCTTGGCGTTGTGATTTCGCAGTGCCGCAGCGCCACCACCGATAATGCCCGCGAGGAACATCACAGCCGTGACATTCACAGCTGATTCACCCAGCGTACGTGTGACTTGGTTGTGGTGTATCGCAGCCTCCTGGACTGACATCGACGCGGCGGCGGCTGTACCTGTTGCCAACGCCCCTCGAAGGATACTCCCACCACCTCGATACGTTTTATATAGCACACCACCAACCGGTATAAAGGCTATCGGATCGATACCACCTATAACCATATTGGCGACCATACCCAAGATACCCGCCTCAGAGTTCCGTTGGCGCGCGCCAAGTTCCTTTCGTACCTGGCGTGTGACTGCATCAACCTCATCCGCTGTGTTCGCCATGATATAGCGTGACCCACCGGCCTCTTCCAGGCCAGCCGGGATTAGCGCGATTGGGTCAAAATCAGTGTCGATGGGCGCTGTACGCTCCGGGAGGTCGTTGCCCACGTATGCGCCGATACTATTCTCAAGTAGGAACGCGTCCGCTACGATGCCGCTGAGCGGTTGATCCGATACTGTAGGGTCAGCCGTCGAAACGGTTGGGGCATGCCCGATCCGCTGGGTAGTCGCCATATCTACGATTGGCATCAGGGAGCCTCACTCACACCTAGCCCAAACGCTGGGTTTCCAAGTGATTTCTGCACCTCAGTTTTAAATGTGTCGGTATAGAACGTGTCCGATGGCTTGGACACATGCTTACGACCCTCAGTCGCTTCGAACTCAAGGCGCTCGCGATAGAGCTGCTGGGTGAGGTCTGCATGATCTTTCGTGTCTCGTTTGAACTGCTCGCTGCGCTGGTAGTCAGGTGCCCAGTTCTCGATATGTACGATCCGGCCATCGATCTTTGAGATCCCAGAGATTGCGTAGATAGGCCGCCCACCAGCTGCGCGACGGTTCGGGTGTGCTGTGACGATCAACTTGCCGCCCACTTCCAAGACCTGCGCACGTGTCACAGGGTCGTCGTCCATATCTCCCATGAGCTGTTCCATCTGCCACTTGCGATTGGCGTCGTCGTCCTTGGTGAGTACTGGATACCAGATACCAGGTGCGTCGAGCTGCGCGGTATCTTCATCCGTCAGCGACGCGGACCACCGCCCACGTGCGACCGTCGCAGCTTGAGCGATAGCAGCCTCAGCATTACCATGTAGTAGGTAGTTATCACGTGCGACCTTCTCCACCTGTGCAACCATCGCGGGTGGTACGTCCAGGTCAAAGAAAAAGTCACTGCCGAACACCTTCCCGACAGCTGTGTCTAATTTTGATTCGAAATCTCCATCACGTACAAGTGTGGTGAATTCCCGATCACGTGCATCGCGCACAGCAGGCTGGATATCGCGCACACTGTTGAATAAATCAATGGCGGCCTTCGGCTTCATACCACCCTCAACGTATGATTGGATCTCGACCGCTTTTTCGATGTGATTCTTTTGGAATGAGTGAATCAGCCCTGGGTTCGTCGCGATCATCTTAGAGAATATATCCGCAGCAAGTGCGGTCGCGTCAGGGTTGTGCATAACCCCAAGTGGCCCGATGATTGAATCTCGGAGTGTATCAGGTACAAATCCGATCTGAGCTGAGAACCACGTCGCCTTAGTGGGGATGTCTTCAATCTCCCAGCGAGTGGCCAGCTGCTTATACATCGCGTCAGCTGCTTCCCTATGCTTGGGATTAGCTGGACTCACGAACGCGGTACCTTCAAGTGCCTGTGTGATTAAGTTATAGCTGATCACCTCATCCGCAGACTCACGGTATCTATTGCGGAGTTGCAACCACTCACGAGCTCCTTCCTGGGTACCGGCATGTTTGAACTTAAACGCCTCGACTGCGGTCGTCTGCAGTTGGTTGGTCTCGCCGAGATCCATAAGGGATGCGTACTCCCACGCGCGATCGATCGACGCTTGCTTGGCGAGTGTAGCCCGATCTTTTACCTTCTGAGTCTCAACTGCAGCGACGGCCTTATGTGCTAGCCGGAGTGATGTGCGCCTGTCATCCTCGTCGAGTGCGTACCCGCCCTGCCCCAGCGCGTCGATCACGGCGGCCGGGTCGAGTGTTATATCAGCTAGTACACGTTGGCGCTCAGCGGTATCAATGAACGACTGCTGGCGCTGAACAGCCTCCTCGGCAGTTACGGTGCCGGTCTCGACTGCACGCTCGTACGCGGCGTCCACACCCTCTAGGATCATACCCCGATCAACGGAGTCTGGTAGCTGTGCGTAATTCGCGCTGAGTGTGTCCTCCATGGCACTGAGTGCTGCCCGCCCGGCGTCAATCTCAAGCCCTCGCGCCTTGCGGCGAACACGGGTCTCACTGTGTACCTCAATCGTATCGAACTGCTGGTTGAATAGGTCTCGTGTCGCAGGGCTGTCAAGGGACTCACTTAGATCACTGCGCATCTTAACCATCGCGTCGCGATGTACATCCCCCCATGACTCGAATGAGCCTGGGTCAGCGCTAAGTTCATCCTCAAGCTGTGTAGACTGGCGAACGGCTTCTGTCGAAGCGGTGTTGAGCTTTCGATTCTCACGTGCCAGTGCGATCTTCGCCTCGACACCTCGTGCGAACGTCGCAGCCTTACTAACCGCCTGCCCGACACGTGACACGGCACCCCCAATATCAGCGCTCTCCGCACGTACTGGGCTTATCGTTCGATCATTCAGTGTAGGTATGATTGGCATTAGCCCTCACCCCCCTGCGCAGCACCACCAAGCGCACCACCAAGCGCACCACCAAGCGCTGTTCCTGCAGGGCCTCCAATTACACCGCCGACGACTGTACCTAGCACACTAAAAAACCCTCCCTTCCTTCGAGCCGCTGCAGCTCGCCGTAATTCACCCGCTCTGCGGATTGCCGATGTGCGTACCTCAAGGGCGTTACGCTCTACGACGTCTGCAGTTGCGGCCATAACTTCTAGTGGTGTACCACTGACAGTGACACCTGCTTTCGCGAACCCTGCCTGCTGTGCACTGCCGACACGTACGCCCTCCTCCTGGATACGTAGCTCAGCTAGCCGCCCCTCGCGGAGTACCTCGTTAGCGTTAAATCTAAGCCCGCGCTCAGCCTCTTTCGCCGCGAGGCGCTGCCCAAACGCCTGAAGTGAGGTGCCGATGATGTCACCGGTAATGCTCAGCCCAGACGGCATAGTTTGCTCAGCCATTGGTCTTGACCTCCGGCATCACTGCAATCAACATGAATGGTAGTGGTTGTGACTGGCGGAGGAACAGCCGGCCATCGCGGTCATACCCACCTGTAACTGGGACTCGCTTATCACCTGTAAATAGTGGTACTGGCGCGTCCATATCGTCCGCCGCTGACCGGAAGGGTATCCGATCCAATCGGTTAGATGTCAGCCCTACCTCCAACCCTACCGTCTGGTAGAGTCGGACAGTTACAGCAGACGTACGCTTGACTTTCCCTTGGGCCGTACCGTTCTCACTGCCAGCCTCAAGTCGTAACAGGCCTACATCCCGGTTCTTATAATAACCAGCATGCACACGTGATCCAGCGCGATCAAGGCTCACCTCACCTGCTACGACTGTACGATCCGGGTGCGTAGCTCCATCCACAAGCAGTGCTATCGTCTCACCTTCAAGGTGGTGAAGCCCTACAATTGTGGTCACAGGTGCGCCGTTATACGTCAACCCAGCGTCCACGAAAAATGCGTCTTCGATATCACCATCAGCCTCATGCCCACCCGTGATCACCTCAATGTGTCTGACTACAGCACCACCTACCCATCGCTGCACGGCTATCCAGACGTCATCGCGGGCTACATTTACACCCCCGGGTATCGTGGCGACTGACTCTACCTTCGCAGCACTACCAGCCGCATCGGACGTACCACCAAGGATGTGCCTATGCCATCCGTACACGTCTTGCTCTTTCTCGTATGTCATGCCGACAAGTGTGCCATCGGTCCGCGTACCCCAGATGATACTGTCAGGGTCCTGCTGGTAACTTAGCTGAGTCAAGCCCCCACGTGTGATGTGCTCAGATAGGAGTGTGATGTCCGGCGCGCCGTAGCTATCGGTCTCGAATGCATACTCCAGCTGGCGTAACTTCTCGCCGCCACGTTGGATGAATACTGTTGTCGCCGCGACATTGATCGGCTGGATATTTCGGCACCCGAAGCTAGTCCGAGGGACGATTCGCACGTCAGTCGGTGTGAGTGCCGCGTCGCGGCGAGATGCGGACGCCACGTGGATACCCCCTGACGTGCCGATCACCAATAAATCTCCGGGGGCTAGCCACTGAATGGCGTTCACCTGCTCCGAGGCGATCGTGTACTGCAACGCGTCTGACGCATTGGCACCTAACGCGTGATTCGTATAGTCAGCACTCACAGAGCCCCACAGTGTCTGCGGCTGCTCAATCGACGCCGCCCAGAATAGCCGCTGCTCGTAGAATGCAACGGCACGTGGGAAGCCGTTCCACGCAGACCAAGCACCCTCTGCCCAGTTACTCGTAGCACCAGTACCAGATAGTGTCTCAAGTACTGTAGCTGACACGCTAGTGGTCGATGTAAATCCTGTGATTCGAACATACCCAACCCCAGAGCCGATGCGCCACAGCCCCCCGACATTGCCGAGCTCAAACAGTGGGCTTGATGCTGTGAGTGTGATGTTACCACTCGTCGCAGATGGTGTGATCGCAAGTGATGGTATTAGATTGAGATCCAAATACGGGCCGAACGTAGTCTCGAACTCCACAATTGAGAAGTTGATCGCAGTCGTACGTGTCAGGACCATGGGTGGGTGATCTTTATGTGCGATGTAAAGTGCGTCAGCGCTCTGTGAGACCTGGAGCCCGAAGAGCTCCGCCTCAGTGTATGGCGTTACGACCTCTGCCGGGTGGAGCTTCTCAAACTCATCTGCGAACTCTGCGGCAAATGGGCCGCTGGCGACGGCAGTGCGTAAGGCGTAGAACCTGATGTAAAGATCTCCGAACTCCAGTATATACGCTTGATCAGTAGATACTTCGAACCGAAGTAGGCGTACCTTTTTATCTGGGTACTTCCCTGCTGCGATATACTGTGACCCACCGCGTGACACAATCGGGCCATGCGGAAGCGGGATCATATTCTCAAGCGTCTCGACACCCGTGCGGTACTTATCCAGATCCGTACGGCCTAGTAGTCGTGGGCTCAATTCTCCCGCATTGAAGCTGTGTTGAATTGCGGCTTCAGCTGGCATCAGTACAGTGCCGCACTGTGTCGCGCGTTAATCCATGCATCGGCCTCGAACACTTCTATCGAGCCGTTCTCCTGGGAGTCAGACGCCTTCGCGTCCGTGACTAGATCGTTGTAGAGTGCTATAGCAGCGGCCTCAATTGTCTTTGAGTCTGTGAGTGGTCGTGCAAGTGCCATCCCAATGCGAGCCGATAGCGCCTCTGTGAATTGAGCGTCAAATCGTGTGGGGTCGGTGATCTCCCGTATGTACTTGATCATCACACTGCTGCGATTTGAGAGTAATACCCCACCTTCGATACGGTACACCTCATATAGATCATCTGTATGTAGTACGCGCAGGCAATCCGCCGGGAGCTGGAACTCACTGGAGAATTCGAATGTAGGTGTGGTTGGTAGTTTGGCAAGCTGTACGCGCTTCAATGCAAAGTTCCACTTGGCAGCACGTAGTACAGAATTTCGTAGTTGCTCGTAGCGCTGGTTGCAGAGGCGAGCAGGTTTCGTATCCTCAGTGAGTGAGGTTATCGTGTCCTCACCGATCCCGATCAGGCCGCCATTGCAGATACTTACATCACTTCGTGCCATTTAATTGTACGGGGTAGTAGCGCAAGCCACTACCCCAAACTCCTTTACCTTAGTCTTGGACGTAGATGAAGTACCCATCCACAGTCGCGCCAATTGGAATCGTACCGTCATTGACCTGAGCTGTAAGCGTTAGACCACCATTTGATGAAAATAGATAAGTCTCATCACCCCCTACGACACCCGCAGGTATGAACGCCACCGCTGACGATACGTCGACACCATCTTCCAGGCCATTCGGATCAGCCACTACTGCGTCGCCATCTAGGCCTGTATAGGCGAGCCAGCCAAGATCCATTGTGCGTGAGATGCCAAGCGCACTCACTGCGATTCGCGACAGTGGTAGGATTAGTCGAACCACACCCGCCGGGATTTTAACTAGCTCTTGGAGTGATCCAGCGTCACCAGCCGCAGCACCTTGGACAAAGCTGAAGCGTAACACCTTCAACTTACCGCGAAGCTCGTCGACACCCGCCACGACGGGTGGGACTGACTCCTGATTTACAATCTGTGCACTCTTTTCTTGTGTGATAGCCATGTCATATGCCCCTGATTATGCTTCTGTACAAGCGATTTCGACGATTTTCTTCTCTTCCATACGGGTAGCGCCAAAAGTCTCTTCGCGGAAAACCTGTACTGAGTAGTTCTTATCTGGGCGCTCAGTAACGCGAGTGGTGGTCCCACCCTCACCCTGTGATATTACGATACCATCCTCAGCCCAAGCGAATACCTGGCGATTGCCATCACCATCCAGTGTCAACTTCTCACTGCGTATGAATTTGAAGCCCATGAACGTATCGATCTGACCCTGAGCAAGTGCCTTCACTGAGGTGTAATCAGCGCTGGTGAGCTTCTCGATGTTCAGCATGTTCGTCACTTGGCGTGCGGTCGTTGCGATGTAGCGTGGGATATCCTCATCGATCTCATTCGCATCGAGGATCTCCTTAGCTGAGAGTAGCTTATCTAACGTCAAGCCACCTGACGCATGTACGATCTTCTGATCTGACGGTAGCGCTACCTGTGTCGTACCTGCCTTACCTGTATATGCAATACCAAGCGCAGCTTCGATGATGATCTGATCGCGCTTGCGGTTGAAAGACATCACCGCATTACGTGCGTATGTGCTGGTTGGGTCGATCAACATGCGAACCTTATCCGCGTTGTCGATTAGATCTGCCCATCGGAACGTACGTAGGGATACCTTACGGCGAGCGTGAGGTGTGTCCATACGCGGCGTGTCATCATGACGACTAGCTGCCTCTTCGACATCAGTCGGGCCGACCTGCTCGAAGTACGCGGCTTCACCCGTCTGTGATTCAGTGCGGACGTAACCACCAAAGCGGCTATCCATCTGCTGCGATAGCAAGTCGATATTGCCTTCGAACTGCTCGACAAATGCTGTATCAATTTGAAAACTCATAATACCCTCCAAAAACAATTAGATTTTTAAAAATACTAAATTTCTAGGGGTATCGGAGTTACCGGCCCTGCACTTACTCGTCAGGCGCTTGCGCGGTATCTGACCGGTCGTTCATATACTACATCAAGTTTTATGTGCGTTCAACTGTTGGCGGATCTTGTATACCTGATCAACAGTACTCTGGTGCTCCACGTTCTTGCGATCCATATACGCTGGGTTCTGCATCAGCGCATTCATCGTTGCCTTCAGGCTCTCCGCTGTGACTACACCACTGCCGTCGGCAAGGTTCTGATCTTCGAGTACGGTGTCGGCCAGTTTCGTGAAGATATCAACTAGGATTGGATTCTTCGCTAAATCAGCTCGTGTGATCTTGTCGCCAACAGCCTCACCTCCAACTGCCTGTACGACGCGCAGGCTTCGATCGAGAACAGCATCCACATCAGCACCGTACGTAGTGCGTAGCTGAGTCGCAGCCGCTGCATCAAGTTCCTTTGCTGCGGTAGTTGCCACATTAGCAGCGTTAGTCGAGATGTTATATAGGAAGTCGTTGATCCCTTGGGCCTGTGTATTATTGAGGCCGAGTGTGTGGATCGTCGTACGCAATGTATTTGTGAACTCGTCGTCGAACTGCTGCTCCTCCGTCAGACCCTCTGGGAGTTTAATGTCATACCCTGTGGCATCTGCAGGGCGGCCGAGCTTGTTAAACGTATCGGACCACTGCTCGTCAGTCTCCGGCATCGTAATTTTATCTTTGCCGATCATACCGACAGCGTTCATATGCCCCTTCGCAAACGCGCCAAGGTCTGTGTACTTCACAAGGGACGGGTCTTCGCGGATATCCTCAGGGAGGAAATCACGCCAATTTTCAGATGACATTACCGGTGCAGTTGGCTCCGCGCTTGGTGTAGGGGTTGGCGTTTGATCATCACCACCGCCTGGCGTTTGATCGCCGCCAGCTTCTTCCTGCAATATGAACTTAAGGGTATTGCCTATACTCATTTACTAGCCTCCTCGACTAACCGTGGGAAATCCGTTGGGCCATTGCCCAGGCGGATTAAAATGTGGTGCGCTACATCGCGCCTATGGGCACGTGCGACGATATTCTCAGGTACATTATCCTGCTCAACCTCAAGCACGTGGCATGTACTCATAATGTCCTCAAGTACGCGCTTCCCTGACTCTGAGTTGAACACCTCAGCGTAATCCCGCTGCAGTTGATCGACCAGTACATCACCTTCAGTATTAACCACCAGCTGCCTCCGCTTGTGCTTGTGTATTCTCAATGTTAGCCGCTGATTGACCTTGCTGCAGTGCTACGTCACGGCGATTTACCTCAGCTCGCTGCTCTCGAATAGCATCAATATCGTCCTGAGATCGGTAGAGTTTCGGGTTGATACCGTGCAGATCCATACCGATATGCTTAAACGCCGCATCACCATCAAACCCATCCATAATTGTTGGGTCTACCTGGATCATCGAACTCATAATATCAAATGTACGTAGGATACCACTGGCCTCCAACTGCTTCTGGGCACGTGCGATAGGACTCTCATACTCGATTTTGATCTTCATACCTTTCAATACTTCAGGTACTTCAGGGAATTTCCCCTGCCGGAGTAATAGGCTAAAAACTCTGTCAATCATCGGCCCCAGCAGCTCTGTCTGCAGGCGGCCAAGCATCGGCCCCATCAGGCGGAGCTTCTCCTCGGTACGCTGTAATACCTCGGTCGCCGTCATCTGCGGTCCCTGCTGAAGTTGTAATTGGTCGATAAAGAAGCGCTCGCGGATACGGGCTCGTACACCATCCATCATCGCCTCGCCGATGTCGATACGCCCACCTGTCTGCAGTGGTACCGGTAGTGCACGCCCTCGGCGGTAATAGTTAATCCCTGCGGGTACTGAGCGGAGGGTTCCGATGATACTATCATCCTCAACAAAAAGCGTCGGATCAACCACCTTCTGCGCGGCTTTGATCGTCGTCTTCATCATCGCCTGCAGCATCTTCCCATCTGGAAGCGTCGTCACCCCCGGGCCTCGACCGTAGACCTCTCCGCTGGTGGACTTCGCAAATCGCGGTGCCATCATCGGCTGCTCCTGGTACCCACTCTCCCGAATCTGGTGCTTCGTCTGAACTTCGATGAAGATCGACGCGATTGGCATATCTTTAGCTGTGACACCTTCCGTATCACGCTTGGTACGCGGCTCAATCACGTGAAGTAGTTCAACCTCAGTGTCGAACTTCTCCTTCCCGGCGAGCTTTTGGAGTTTCGGGCTCAGGAGTTTTACATCCCACTCTTGGAGTACCTGGCGTAGTGACCAACTCCATGTACGAAATAGTGTGTCCACGAGGCCGTCGGAGTTCTCTGCAATGTAACTCTCAGTGAGCGATCGCGCATTGAATACAAGGCCTTTGCGATCCTTGCGCTCACCGACGAATAATATCGCCGTACAGAACGCGCCATAGTCCATGTACACCTCATGCATCGCAGAGGAGAACCCGGCTTTAGGGTCGTTAATCTCTTCAAACATAATTGCACGCGCGTCGAACAGCCACTTCTTAATATCTGGGTTCTCGTTCAGTGCCGGGTCAGCCATCAGGAGTGACGCCCATATCGTCGCAGGGTTGGTCAGCATCCCGTGCAGCCCGGAGGCCAAAAGCTCGTTCGCGTACCCAGCGGTAGAATCAAATATTTTCTGGTTGCGTACCTCACCTGAAGCTCGCTTCGAGGTAAAATCAGCTCGGTTCGGGTACGCGTAGTCGGCGATCTCTTGCCACAGGGTATCCCAGTTCGAGCGCTTACTCTTCAACGTCTTGAGTCGTAGGATCTGTGCGGCTACGCTAACCATTTAAGTGTCCAATTGCGTGTAGGTGGATGTGCTCAACTGTGACTACCGAGGTACTTGTCTCATTTGTCACCCAAATCTCGAAGTAATCATCCGTCGCCATGTTCACGTCTGCAAGGAGTGTCATATTCCCAATGTCCGCACCGGTACCAACTTTACGCTTGGCGACGGTGTTTGGAAGTACAGTTCCGTTTTTCGCAAGCTGAAATCCGACCACCTGGTTACTACCACCACAGGTCATTGATATTGAGGCTGCTACCTGCACGTGTCGTGTCGGTGCGCCGATATACCGTAGGCGATTACTCATACCTGGGCCATCATCAAAGTCTTGGAGTACCGCGTCCAGCACGGTTGTACCAGCTGCCTTATAATACGTACCTGCGACCGCGATTGTCGTCGCGGCTGGTGTGCCCATGCTAAGACCCCCGTGCGAGGGCTTCACCGATAGGACTAGATCGCGGAGATCCTGAGCTGTGATCTCACCAGCTGCTTGGCCATCCTGAAACAAGTTGGCCAGTAAGTCAGAGGACGTGCGTGCGGTGTCAACCATATTACGCGCCCTTGCCGAGTAGTTCTTTCGCTGTACCTAGCGTCGATCGGAAGATGTCTGGGGTGATTCGGCGGCGGCGGGATGCGGACTGTGTGGACTTCGGCCCAAGTTGTAGCGCTGCGCGCTGACCTTTCAGTGACGTAGCAGCGGCAAGGGCGTCAGTTAGGTTAGTTAAGTACGAGTTCGCCCCGCCCCCACTTCCCTCGCCGGCTGTTGCTGCTATCTCAGCCTCGCGACGCGCTTGTGGTAGCTGTGCCTTCAAGGCTGCGATCTCCTCCGGTGTCGCAGTTCCAGATTTGAGCTTTTCTAACTTCTGACCTCGTTCAAATTGTAGCCCAATACCTGTGTATGGATTCGCCATCTCAAACCTCCTAAGTACCGCTGTATACGCCCATTTCAATTGAGGATATCATAATCCTCTACCATTAGCTGTTGCTGTGGCTTCACAGCACCGAATTCCATTGGGTCATACCCAGTGTCCGAACTTACCTGACGTTTCATATTTGGTCGCAACTCCACCAGCCCAACCGCGAGTGTTCGCATGGCGTCGGCCGCGTGAGATGTATAGTCATGAACCGGCTTGTACACCCCTAACTTCTCATTAAACTCTGATCGATACAGCGCTAACATCTCGAACCCAGCCTCGGTCGTCTCCTCGTGGAAGTACATACGCGGTAGTATTGACCGCACCGCCTGAATACCATCCTCAACTGATTGGCGTGGTACTGCAGTTACTGGCTGCTGGAGGAGCTTTTCGAGGATTTCCTGGCGAGTCCTAGCTTCCGCGCCCATATTACGCACTGTAATATCATGTGGTAGTAGGTGATCAGCATACGTATATGGCTTCTCTGTAAGAATCTTCGCATAGTGCTCAAACCCCTCCCCACGGTTGGAGTAATAATCGATTACTCGAATCTCATTTCTAAATACCTGTACGAACCATATCGCAGTATCATCATCAACACCGATATCCCAGCCAGTATAGACCGGTAGTTTGGGATCGTACGGTACTCGGCCGACGCGGTTCTCAGCCTTGGCTTTCACGATCTGCTTGCCATAGTACGACCCAGATACCGCAGCGTCGAACGAGCAGTAATATTCCTGCTGTATCATCTCTTCCGAGAGCCCTGCATCCCGCTCATCTTGGATAATCGATACCGGATACGCATTGGTATCCTCAAGTGTCAGCAGCTCGGCGTACCACTTAGGGTTTTTCTTGGCCATCTGGAATAGCGTATTCCCATGGTTTTTCCCTCGCGGTGTGTAGATGAACAGTGACCACCCCCCATTCTCAGCTAAAATTGGTGATATGAAGCGCCACGCGGCCGGGTTTGCCACTGAGTACTCCGAGAATATTACGCCCACTGGGTTAGCGCCTACGAGCGAATCGTAGTTGTCAGATCCAACTACCTGCCAGATCGAACCGCACTTCAACTCAATGCGCATCTCCTGGTTATTCGTGGATTTTCGCAGCGCCTCTGGGAACGCCTGGTCAATCATGCGACGGCCCTGCTTATCGATACCATCCCAAACCACCTTACGGCCCTGTTTGAGTGTCGGGAGCATGTGCCAGTACACACCCACCCGCTGGTGTGCCGCTACGACGGTCCAATTGAACGCGAGGGAATCCTTCCCCCCACGTCGGTGCCATACCGCCACACCACGCAGGCCACCCTGTTCTAGGTAACGCCAGAGGGGAAGTTGGTAGGCTCTCGGCCTCCACTCGTTCGGGAGTGTGATTGTCGTGGACTTGGCTGGCATCAGTGGTAGTTACCCATCAGTAATAACCTTACTATCAGTGTGGAATTGCTCGGCTTCAGAATCTGAAAAATTGGCTATGCGGGAACCTTCACTACAGTCTGAAGCGCCGAGTTTGGGGGTACCCCCCCGCGAAGAGGCCCCCCCGCCGGGAGCCGCGTGCTCAACTACCTCGCCCTCGACAACCTCCGCGCCGCCGAACTGCATAATTGAGACGTTGACGCCTCCCGAATGCTCGAGTTTTTGGACTGGATTGAAGTTGTCAGGGTCGTGAGCCCTGAGCAGTAGCTCCATGAGTCTGTCCGAGGGCTCATACACGTGATCAATCAGCTCGCCCTTATAGTAGATCGGCTTCTTGACTCCTTTTATAGCGCGATTCCGCGCGACCATTTTTAGCTTGTCGGTGGCTATCTCCAGTGCGATTCCCCATTGAGCTTTGAATGCTGGATCTCGCTTAGAGAGTCTGTAGGCCTGCTCGCGATGACACCGCGCGTGCATACACGATGCTGTGATGTTGCCTGTGTCGCGTAGCGCAGCCAGGAACCGAGATTCCCAGCCCTCGCGCGCGCGTAAAGACGCTGCGGTAACTGTGCCCATGATATAGAGCGTAGCTGCTCAGTACGTACAGCGCAATAACTAACTGTAGTTATTTAACGACGTGCTGTTGTTTATGGCTGATAGCTGTGGTATAGTCTCCTCACTGACTACAGCAACCGGGGAGAGTAAAATGCTTATACACACAATACCGCAAAAAGAGAGCAACACCGGCAGTATCCACGACATAGCCAGCCAGCACTTTGATCGGGATATAAAATTTCCAGGCGGGTGCTTATACGCCGTTGTCTGCGCGTCATATTACGGCGGCCGGGGGTATACAGCTCATAAAACAGTAGCCGCAACGATCAAGGCCAGCAATGCAGCCGGTGATTACAGTCACTCAATAATTGATGCCCACGGTGCGTTTTACGCGATTGAGTGTGATTATCTAGTACGACTAGAGGCGGAGTAATTAAATAAATTTGTTGTAAAACTTGAAGGAGATTTAAACCATGTACGCAATATACGATGAGATTGGCGCTGAATACGCTGCTGCACAGGCTGGTGATAGATTAGTACGCGACGCTATCGCATATCTAAAAAACAAGTTGCTGAATGATAGCCCGAAAATGAGTAGTCCGGCCGCCACGCGGGACTACCTAACGCTAGTGCTGGCCGACAAACCGCACGAGGAATTTTATGCGGTGTGGCTCACAAGCGCGAATCAGGTCATCGATATTGAAAAACTTTTTACGGGCACTATTAGCGGTGCGAGCGTCCATCCGCGTGAGGTTGTTCGGGCAGCGATCCGAGTAAATGCTGCCGCCGTTATTTTTGCCCACAATCACCCGTCGGGTAGTACTACAGCGAGTACTGCCGATCAGACTATCACGCTGCAACTAAAAGCGGTATTGAGCACCATTGATGTCCGGGTGCTCGACCATTTAATTGTAGGTCATACTGAGATATTGTCGTTTGCTGAAGCAGGTCTATTATAGCTCTAAACACCACTAAATGAGGTTTAACTATGTACAAAATCCTACAGCCTAGAAACCCGCACCGGCTCAAAGCGTGGTTACGCCATCACCTCAAATCTCACATGAGTATCGATACTCACATCCAGGATCTCATTAGCTGGTGTGAAGAGCAGCTAAACGATGGTGACTCGCTACAGTACGCACTCGCTAGCTATGATACCCGGTCGCGTCAAGTCGAAACGCTGTATCTCCATAGTTTGGAGTTTGATATCCATGAGGTGATGCGGTGATCGGGTACCCGCCAATCCGGCGCCAGGATGCAACGCCCATGATCAGGATATTTATCAAAGATGGCGAGTGGGGTAATGCGTACCACCTCGCCATCCTCCTAAATAAGCCTCTAGCTTATGGTATAGACCGTCGTGATGGTGATGTAGTTGTGTTTATAAAAGTTAAACCTATCGTGATTGATGCTGACATTGATATGTTTGTGGGGTTTGATGTAGTACAAGAACGGTGGGGCGTCACTGAGCTAACAACTGCGCGAGCCCTCGAGGCTGCTGTACACCGCTCACAAAAAGCCGCTACAGCGAGTGTATTGCGACGGGTTGCTGATCTAACACCCACAAAGCTGGCGCGAGTGGTGGCCAGTGCACCAAAAATAACACAGGCCGAACTCGAAACACGCTTTCTAACTACCTACGAGGTACTCACCACATGAAAACACACCGCCAGGACTACGCACAGCCCACCACGTCGCGCAAATGGTGGCGGCCCTATCCTACCCGCCAAGCGACAAGTTACGCGCCCAGAACGACGCTCATGCTCCTCAGCCGTCAAGCGTCATAGTTAAAACGTGATGCGATTTAATACTTAACCGGAGTTATTTAGACATGTTTAATTATAGTGATGTTGTCCGTGCGGGCGGCCTGTTTTTTGCATCTCACAGCGGGGGCAAAGATTCCCAGGCGATGTACGCTCATATGATCGACATTGGCATACCTGTTGATCAGATCATCGTAGTCCATGCCCACTTAGGTGAGATAGAGTGGGACGGAATTCAAGGGCACATCGATGAAACCATAATGCATGATCTCAATACTGTACAGGCAGTCACTAGAGATGGTGAGCCAAATGATTTTTTAAAGATGGTAGCAAAGCGTGGGATGTGGCCCTCCCCCCAGTACAGGCAGTGTACTAGCGATCTAAAGCGTGGCCCCATCTACAAATTTATTCGCAGAGTTATGAAAGAACGTGGCGCTACACTCGCAGTAAATTGCACGGGTATGCGAGCTGAAGAGAGCCCCGCCAGAGCTAAGAAGCAGCCCTGGTCAGAGAATAAAACACTGAGTAAAGCGGGGCGCACGGTGTACGAGTGGATGCCAATACACAGCTGGTCCGTAGATCAGGTATTCGATAAAATCTATGCGGCTGGTCAAAAACCATTTCACGCTTACGGTAAGCGCGGGGAACTCAATCAGAGATTATCATGTGTATTTTGCATTATGGGCAGTGTCAATGATCACCGCCATGGGGCTCAGCAACGACCGGAATTATACGCGAAAATAATACAGATGGAGAAGAGCATGTGTCACACAATGTTCCCCGGAAAATCCATAGAAGAGCGCAATAGTTTACCCTTAATCAATGTACAGCCAACTACACCCAACACCTAATACCCACATAGTAGCCAGGGTTGTAGTCAGGTACTTTACAACTAGCTACAACTTTTTCTACTTACATTTCAGTAGCTTACAAGCGTTTTTACCGGTTTTGTAGTCAGGGGTAGTCAGGGTTGTAGTCAGTCTTTTTGGTACCTGACTACAACTTTTTCACCATACATTTCAGTGACTTGCACACCAAAAACACCCGTTTGTAGTCAGACATTGCGTTTTCTCTACTTCTTCCTATTTCCCCCCTTTTCCCTCCCCCTTCTCTCTCCCCCTTATTATTATTATTATTATTATTAATATAGATAAACACTGACTACTAACTACAGAATCGTGTAAGTCATTGGATACACACGCGAAAAAAGGTAGTCAGACCCACCCTACCCTGACTACAACACTGACTACAAACTAAATACCCCAGCTACATTGTGGGTATTTACAGGAATCCATCGGAGCTACAGCGCGAACTCAAAACCTCAACTCATGGAAATACGAAACCACTTGCGCCGAACGCCGAACGTGTTTATACTCTCCATATGTACTATAGAAACCGAGGGTTATCATGGCATCTTTCTTAGAATCAGCAGCGGCAGCAGAGCACCTTGGAATATCACCCGGATACCTCCGCTACCTCCGCACTGACCAAGCTAAAAAGAAGGGCCACACCGGGCCAGCCTTCTACCGGGTCAACCTGAATGACGGATCACCCAACCCCCACCGCGTACGCTACAAAAAGCCTGATTTGGATACCTGGTCATCAGAACGTGATGCGAAACACTCCGGCGTCCCAACCATCGAACGTGTGGGGTAGCCTCAAGTGACAACACTCCTAGAGCAAGCGCTTGATCTCGCCGCGCGGGGCTATCGAGTACTACCGCTGCAGCGGGGATCCCGAAAGCCGAACCTCCACGAGTGGCAGCACCTCGCCTCAGATAATCCACAGCAGATTGATAGTTGGTGGAGTCGCAAGCCCAACGCGAACATCGGCATATTAACCGGCGGCACATTTATCGTCATCGACGTCGATATCAAATCAGGCAAGCACGGTGCAAAATCACTGGCTGAACTGAAAGCCAGGTACAACCTACCGCAGACATACACGGTGCGCACCGCCTCTGGTGGCCTACACCTGTATTACCAGCACCCGGAACCGGGCGTGCACATTAAAAATCGAGTGAACTGGCACCCGGCCGGTATTTCAACAAAAGCCTCGGGTCTCGATATACGCGCTGATGGTGGTCAGGTGGTCGCACCGGGTATGCAGGTAGATGACTACCCAGGAGCTACGTATAAAGTTATTTTTGACATACCGCGCGCCACACTCCCACCATCACTGGTACCACACCTACCATACAAGGAGCCGCAAGATGGCACATCGACCGAACCGCAGACGAAACACACCGCAGTGGGTACCCGCGATAACACCACAGCTAGCGTGGGTGGTAGCCTTTCTAGCGTGCCTGATTACGCTCGCACCACTGGCCATGCTGGTGGCGCTGCTGCTGGCTTAGTCACAACAAATGAGAAATCCGAATACTCTAGTCTACCTACTAGCATCCCAGCTGGTGGCCGCGATGATACGATATTCCGCTACCTCTGTAGCTGGCGGGAACGCAATTACCCAATCGATCACGCCGCCGTCCTGGCGACCGAGCTACATAGACGACTGGAGCAGCCCGCCGGAGATGTTATTAGCCTCAGCGACATACTCGCAAAGCTCAGACGCACGTATGCCACGTACAACCCATCCGAAAGCGATAAGGTCGCGCTACAGGCGGTCAGACCGACGCAGCCACTGTCAACCATCGAGACACCCGCCCCAGCACAGATCGAGGCGCAGGCGGCCGCAGAAGGGCTAGCAGCTACCAACTTAGCTGACGAGTTGGGATTGGAACCGCAGGGCAGCGACATCACACCACCGCCGGAGTCAGTCGTGGACGCGCTGAATCGGTTCGTGCTGTGTGTTGAGAGTAATACAGTCATCGACACGACAAAACACCCGCAGTACGCCGTACTCAAGATGGACTCGTTCAAGTCGGCGTTCGGTAACATCTCACTGAAGTCAGGTGGTCGCACGAACGCCAAATATTACCCGCTGCCTAAATTGTGGGTGCAGCACACCAACCGGCAGACAGTGGATGATTACGGTTATCTACCGAACGGGCCGCAGGTGTTTGACCATCTAGGGACTCGCTTTTACAACCGGTGGGCACCGAGTGAGTTACATCGGGAGTACATCGACACACCACGCGCTACCTTAGAGAGCACCCCCAATTTAAAAATATTTTGGGATCACCTCGACCTGATCTTTGAGGACGATGTAAAAGAACGCCAGGCATTCCTGAACTGGCTCGCGTACTCGATACGATACCCGGAGCGACGCATCTCACACGGCGTGCTGATTGTGTCGGATCCAGGTGTTGGCAAAAGCTGGTTCTATCGACTAATACAGTGCATGGCCGGGATATTTAACGTCAACACGGCGAGCAACGTGGAGCTGACGTCCAATTTCAATAGTTGGGTGTGGGGATGCTCGATGGTCGTCATACACGAACTGATGACCGGTAACAAACATGAAATGATGCAGCAGCTTTTATCACTGGTGACGGAAGAGCGGATATTAATCAACGCCAAGCACAAGGGCGAAGTCATGCGGGACATCTACGCTAACTTTTTATGTTTCTCGAACCATGGGAACGCAGCCGCGATCAGCACACAGGACAGACGATTTTTCGTGTACCGCTCGGCGGCGATCAAGCGCGAGGCGGATTACTATAAGAAATTATTCGCGTGGCTGGACACTGACGGGCCGCTGCACCTATTAGCCTATTTTCACAGTATGAGTTTCGCAGGGTTTAACCCTGGCGAGGCACCGATGATTACTGCAGCCAAGCTCAGTATGATCAGCACCAACATGTCAACGATCGAGTCGATAATACGCGATGCGGTTGAGGATAAGGCTGGCCCGTTTGTAGCGGACATCGTAACAGCCGAGTCGGTGGAAAAGTTCCTGGCGGCACGCGTCGAGCTGACTAATAAGGACGCTCACGCGATACAGCGCACGCTGACTAGCCTGTGCCCACCCCTCCAACAGGATCGGTACAGTATCGACAAGACGCGTAAACAGTATCGACTGCGCGCCGTACGTAATGGGAGGAAGTGGTCACGTGCTACACCGCAGCAGGTACGAGATGAATTTTTAAAGTCGCTGGTCGCATCGGGTGCACCAGTCGTTGAAATTAAATCAGCATAGGAGATGAGTATGAATAGCTTACGAGGGCGAAAAAGATCAGGCATTAAAATGGAGCTTGTCGAAAAGCTTAATGAGTGGCTGGAATCAATAGCTGATGAGTCAGTGAGGAAGGCGGCCAAGGGTGATTGCATTGTCACTGGTGGGGCTATCGCGTCAATGCTGCTTGGCGAGGCCGTGAACGACTTTGATATTTATTTTAGGACGAAAAGCACATCGCTTGTAGTTGCGAATTATTACGCAAATAAGTTCAATGTAGATAATAACCCAGTAGATCGTGCGCAGGTGCGGGAGGAGTCAGTCCGAAATATCCGCGATGAACTCGAGGATAGAATTTCGATATTTATAGCATCGTCAGGCGTAGCGGCTGAAACTAGGCAGTACAAAGACGGGGAGGAAAAGCCGAAATACAGACCAGTATTTCTATCGCAAAACGCGATTACGCTGAGCGATAAATTCCAGCTTATCACTAGATTCTACGGTGAGCCAGCTAAGATCCATGATAACTATGACTTCGTTCATACGACTTGCTATTTCGACCTTCGAAATGACGCGCTAGTGTTCCCCGCTGATGCCATGGAAGCAATGCTAAGTCGATCCCTGATCTATCGCGGGAGCCTCTACCCCGTTGCCAGTATATTCAGGACTAAGAAATTTATCGAGCGTGGCTGGAGAATATCGGCGGGCGAGCAATTAAAAATCATGTGGCAGATCAGTGAGATTGATCTATCGGACGTAGGCATAATGCGTGAGCAGCTCACAGGTGTGGACCAGGCGTTCATGTGCGAGCTAATCCACGCACTCGAAGGTGTGGACCAGGCGAAAATCACGAGTAGGTATGTCACTACTATCATAGATAAAATGTTCGAGTAATAGGAGATACACCATAAAAACCGGCGTCCAACACCGCAAACACAGTCTGAACCTCAACCTGACGCACATGTCAGATCCCAGGACTGAACACTTGCTTTTAGAATACAAGTATCAGTTCAACCTGCGGGTGTGGTGATGAGCGCACAGAAATCAAATAGGCGTACAGGTCGTACGTATAGACTACTGCTGAATGTACTCCACACCACAAGCTCTGGTGGGCGAATGATCTACGTAGCCCCGACGTACCAAGCGCTGAGGCTGACGATCCAGATGGCACGTAGTATGGCGGAATGTGTCCAGTGCGCGTACCACACACGCCACAAGATAAACTTCATTGACCTCGACACACGTGAAGTAATTGGCAGTGTCGAATTTATGCCAGCCAACATGTTCGACGGCGCTGTGAGATCGGGAGCCTATCGAGGCTACAAGGTTAAGCCTGAAGTAGTGTTTGATTTGACATGAGCTATAACTACCGCTGTGGTACCGCCAACTGCCGCCGCCAGGTGACGTTTAAAAAACTACTTGAGCAGTATGTCCGTGAGCGTAAGTGTGATCACTGCGATGGTAAGCTGTACCGCACCCGGCGCGATAAAATCAGAAACAAAAAGCGTACCTGCGAGTGTGATGGGCTGCACTTCCCCCACCGAGCCGGTAGTACCATATGGTGCAGCGAGCACCCCACCGGCCCGACGGACCAGGACCAGGAAGATAGGTACGGGTAGTACTCAAGTTCGAATGAGCACCGACACCTGAAGGTCGGATTTGAGCGACTTGGCTCTATTTTTACTGGTATATTTACGGAGATTAATCAATGAGAACAGAGCGAGAAATAGTGGATCAAACAAACAGTATTGCTCGTGCATTATACGAGCTGATGGGGTACTCGGTGGGTGACGACCATAAATTCTATGAGTTTGACCGAGTGAACTACCACCCTCACGAAAGACAGTGTTGGAACGGCGCATGTAAAGCGCAGGAAATTATTACTAAAACAGATCCTAGCGACGCGCTGGAGGAGCTGGAGGAGTGAATATAACGTTTGAAGTGAGCACGCGGCGTGATGCTCTTTCAGGAAACAAACTACGACATGACCCGTCTGCTCTACAGATTGGTTATATTCTTGCGGATTTGATTGGAGGTACGTAATGGCTGATTTTAATTTAGCGATAGGAAAAACACTAGCACACGAGGGCGGTGCTAAGTTTACGGATGATCCTACTGATCGTGGAGGTGCGACCAAGTACGGCATATCACAACGTGCGTATCCAGATTTAGACATTCGAAATTTAACTGAACAGCAGGCACGTGATATATACAAACGTGACTATTGGGATCGTATCCGCGCAGATGAGATAAACTCTCAGGCAATGGCAGAAAACATCTTCGATACTTGCGTTAATATGGGCGTGCGCACTGGTAGTCGGCTGGCTCAAGTTGCGGCTGAGATCGCACCATCAGATGGGATAGTAGGTAGTCAGTCCATAGGGGCTCTCAATGAGTGCAATGATGAGATGTTCATCACTAACTTCACTATCGCAAAGATTGCCCGCTACGCCTATATCTGCAACAGAGATAAATCCCAAAAGCGATTCCTGCTTGGTTGGGTAAACCGAGCACTGGGAGCCGCACCATGAATTTTATAAAGGCGTTATTTAGTGGTGGTGATGTCGTTAAGTCTGTCGGTGACACACTCGACAACTTGTTCACCTCTGGCGAAGAGCGCATGGAAGCTGATTTGGAAATGGTGAAGGCCGAAAGAGGTTTCAACCTTGAGGAAAACAAACTAATAGCGCAGCAGAACATTGCGCAGATGGAGGTAAATAAGGCCGATGCCAACAGTGGTAAATTCTTCCAGGCGGGTTGGCGTCCTGCCATAGGTTGGGTTGGCGCGCTTGCATTGGCGTACCAATTCATCATCCACCCTCTCCTATCTTGGTTTTTAGTTATTTTTTCGTTTGATGTTGAGCCTCCTCCTCTGATCGACGCAAATGCACTGTATACAATCATCACTGGCATGTTGGGAATAGCAGGTATGCGCTCGTTCGATAAGCTCAAAAAGACAGACTCATGACGCTCAGCAGCGTTACTACGTAACCTAAACGTAAATAGTTATTGACGTAGAAGTAATTAAGCTGTAAGATTCAGTTATTGAAATATACCCAAAAGCACACGACCACTAAAGATCAGGAGGGTCAGATGAAGAAGTACACACACGCAACAAGGATTCGGACGACTAATCATGATCGGGCTTGACATTGAGACCGCCCCTCGCGGCGACGCACCACCGGAGTACGCACTCCAGCCGTGGCGTGTCACTGAGGGGACCGCGCAGATCACGGCGGTCTCGCTGGTCAAGTCTAGCGGTGAGGCCCGCCTAGAGGCTACCGATGCCGGCTTTCGCAAGATACTCACAGTAGCTGAGAAATCAGGGCAGGCCATCTGCACATGGAACGGCATATTTGATGTGGCCTTCCTGGTGGCAGCGGGTTATGACGTATCAAAGATCCGATGGTTGGACGCCATGCTTCTCTGGAAGTGGTATTCAAACTCTCAGCGCATGGAGTGGATACCCGCGTGGTCACTCGCCGATGGTGCTGGAAGATGGCTGTCGGACTGGCCACAGTTGGGGCAATTCCTCGCGCTTAAATCGACCGATAACGTCGTCGGTGATGACGATCAGTACTGGGAGCTGCGCTGCAAGATGGATTCACTGGTGACGGTGATGATCGCGGAGATCATTTGGGCCAAGCTCACACCCAAGCAGCAGCGATCAGCCATGATCACCATGCAATGCATCGTACCGGTCGCGCAGTCATGGTTCAAAGGCGTCAAGTTGCAGTTCGACACTATGGATCGCATGGCCCCCGCCGTGACGCGCGAGCTACAGGCGATTGAACAGAGCCTGGGTGTGCAGAACCCACCAGAGGCTAAGATTGCGAAGACTACTATTCTGTATGGCGACTGGTTCCCATCGTCGATACTGAGATCACCGAAGCAGGTAGGAGAGCTGTTGTACGACACATGGGGTATCGAGTGTGACATGTTCACGGATAAGGGCGCACGTGCCACCTCCAAGGCTGCACTGACCTATATCGCAGACCATGACGACCGTGCGATCGAGATTCTCCGCTGGCGTGAGCTGAGCACACAGCTGACCAAGTTCATCGAGTCACCTGGAAAAGCACGTGAGTATCTAATGTCAGATATTATGCACCCAGCACCGAAATTATTTAGTACATACACCGGGCGTATGACGTACAGCAGCAAGACCAAAAATAAATTCCACACGGGCATCGCGCTACATCAGTGGCCACGAAATAAAAAACTACGGGAATTGATACGAGTATGAATGCAGGTCATAGGGTAGTGAAGTTCGTCGATCTAAATGTTCGAGAGATCAATTCGTTTGGTATGGACTACTATCGATACCACAGCCTCCAATCGCTAGATGGTGCAGTACATATCTCGGAGGATCGTGTGGTGGAGGTGGCCGTTGATTCAGGTGTGCGAGTCGTACCAATCCACAGGATTTGCCACTCCGCACGTAAGGACCTGTACATCGCGTACTCACAGGAAGTACAGGAGTTACTGGAGATACCAATCAATTCCATCACAGCCGAGCTGCGAAGTATGACACATGAGCGCGACCAGGCTAGCAACCTACATGCGAACCTGGTACACACCGTAGACCAATGTACCCAACTGTCATTCATAGATCGACTACAACATTTAATTTTAGGTCGCCGATTCGCACACGCTTTTTTAGATCGGTACTGCCACCGAGTGAGCAGTACTACGTGAAGTACCTGGTCGAATTCGACGCCGCCGGTCAGGAGGCGCGCTTCATGGCCGAGTTCAGCCGTGACGCTGCGATGCTGGATATCTTCGCCCACGATAAAGACTTCCATAGCAACACAGGTTCGGCGATTAGTGGTATTCCATACGATGAATTTATGGCGCGTAAGGCTGCGGGTGATGAGGCCATAGTCGGCGATTTCGGCCTGCGGTACTGCGGTAAGTTCGTGGGGCTATCGAACCAGTACCGAGTCGGTGCACGTAAGTCTCGCCTGGTAGCACGTGTGCAGTACGGGCTAGATGAAAACATCCACGTCATACGCAATTGGCAGAAGGCGTACCACCGTGCCTATCCCAATATTAAGAAGTACTGGGGTGCCGCGATCCGCAGGGCGAAAGAGCAGGGCTACGCCGAGACATTAGCTGGCAGGCGGTTTCACATACGTAGCTGGTCAGGCGACGATCGATGGGGATCTGAGTCGAGTGCGATTAATTTCCCCATCCAAGGCAGCGGTGCGGATATGAAAGAGCTAGCGATAGCCATCATGAACACCAAGCACCCAGAGTTTGAGTTTACGTTCGACCTACACGATGGCTTATTTTACACACTAGAAGCACCAACCGAAGCAGCAGCGCGTGATCAGGTCAGTACTGCACGTGAGACACTGGACAACCTACCCTACAAGTCAGCGTGGGGCTGGACACCAACAATTAAATTCCCTTGGGATGCGGCTTATGGCCCTGACTGGGGTCACATGAAGGAGTTAAAATAATGCCAAAGATTCACCACGCAGAGAGCGCCCACGGGCTGAAGAAGCAGTACTATACATGTGGGGTAGAGGGGATTGTACACTCAGCACACATGACCCAGCATGTGACCTGTGTAAAGTGCTTGCAGGCGCTGATATCTAAGGCATATGTTACGATCACAGATCAGCGTGAGGTCATCGACATACTCAAAGATATGGAGAAGCACACAACATCACAACTCGAAGAGGTGATTAGTTCCCACGCCAAGGTGTCGGAGCGACTCGAAGATCAGAAGGAGCGACTTGACTCAACCATAGCAGAGTGTGACGACTTCATGCGCAGGGATCTAGCTTCGCTGCAGCGGGCCACGATTGGCCCCCAGGCTGCGCAGTTCGCTGAGGCCAACGAACACTGGGCCTCCGGCCCTGATGAGTTAGCAGGAGCGGCGTTGGAAGCTGCATACATCAAAGGTAAGAAATTCGAGCAGGACCGATTAAGCATACTGCTGGGGCTAGGTAAATGACTCAGCACATCGCATGGAGCTGGAGCCGAACTGGCTCGACTACTGGCACCAGGAGCATCCAAATGAGTATTGAAGTAGTTGAGATGCTAGCAGCGAGCATCACGTTCGCTGCGCTACTCCTGTCGGTTGCGATAGTAGGCGGTGCCTTTCTGATAAGTTTGAGGTTCGGTAAATGACTCAGCACATCGCATGGAGCTGGAGTCGGCTAAACACCTTCGAGCAGTGCCCGCGAAAGTTCTTCCTGCAGAACATCAGCAAGGAGCTTAAGTACGTACGGTCAGCTGCAGCTAAGCGCGGTGATGACCTACATAAGTCACTCGAACTGGCGTGCAACAAGTACATCTCGACACGCGGCCAAGTGTCGCTAGCTGCTGAGTTACCCGCTGAGCTGGCGCACATGTCCAAGCTAATATCGGGGCTACTACGGGACGTACCTGCGATCGACTCGACTGTTGATACCTACTACGCCGTGGACGCGGACTTTACCGTACTGAGTAACTATTTCTCGAAGGCGACGTTCTTAAGATTCTCAGTTGATCTCGGTATTCGCCGCGGTAAGAAAGCGACGATCATCGACTGGAAGACCGGCAAGAATTACGGCTATGCCGACCAGTTAAAGCTGATGGCCGCTGTCACGATGTCGATCATCTGGCCAGGCGTCGACGAGGTCACGGCCTACTATGTATATGTAGATCAGAACGAGGTGTCCAAGCGGACATTTAAACGTGATGACCTTGACGATATATGGGACGACCTGCTCGGCCGTGCGTACCAAATGCAAAAGTCCGTCGAGTCTGGCGAATGGCCTGAGTGCAAAAACAATTTCTGCAAGTGGTGTGACGCCACACCTGCGATGTGCAAAACGAAAAGGGGATTATGATGAATAACGTAATGATTGATATTGAGACACTGGCACTCACACCGGACGCGACGATCCTGTCGATCGGCGCTGTAAAATTTGACGAGATCAGTATGGGCGACGAGTTCTATTTTGAACTGAAGCCAGATCAGGGCCGCGGGATCGACCCAGGCACTGCGCTGTGGTGGGCACAGCAGTCGAGTGCGTTCGACGATGGGTTGGTTAAGTACGGGCTCCGCGAAGTAATACACCATTTGAATTGCTTCCTCCTCGACGGGGCACATGACCCACTCGAAAACCAACCAGACTTTAAAGGTAAGATCTGGGCGAATTCACCTGTATTTGACTTGGCGATCCTGCGAGATGTATACGCTGATCGAGGTCACGATCTAGAGTGCCCTTGGAAGTACTACCAGGAGCGAGACGTCAGAACAGTGAAAGCGTTCATACCAAAAGATGGGCGACCAACATTTAAAGGTCGGCCACACCACGCACTCGACGATGCAAAGCATCAGGTCGAATTAGTATGGGCATTCCTGGCTAGGTCGGGGCTATCGCTATGACACCCGAAGGTAGAGTCAAAAAAGCAATTGGGGCGTGGTTGGACGCTGAGCACCCGGCCGCGTTCTACTTCAAGCCGGTCAGCAACGGCATGGGTAAGCACGGTATCCCGGACTTTATATGCTGTGTACCAGCGGTAGTAACTCAAGCTATGGTTGGTAAGTCAATCGGCCTGTTCGTGGGTATCGAAGCCAAGACCACCGCAGGTGTCGTCAGTAAGCACCAGGTGCTACGTATCAACGAGATCATAGCTGCTGGTGGGCTGGCGCTGGTAGTACGCGGTGCTGATGGCTCATTGAGTGCTGCACGCAGTATCATCGCAGAAGCAACTGGAGGTTAATATGGCTGAGCGACTAAAACCACGCGAGCGGAAGGCGCTGGTACTAGCAGCCGCTGTCAGAGTCGCAGTACGTACTGGCTATATGGTACTCACACGTAAGGACATCGCCGCTGAGGCCGATATCACCGAAGCGCGAGTGTCACAGCTGTTCGGTTCGATGCCCAAGCTCAGGCGAGCTGTCATGCGGTATGCGGTTAGGTACTCGGTACTTGAGGTTGTGGCGCAAGGGCTGACTGTGAATGATCTACAGGCGACCCGAGCATCAGACTCCATACGTCAGGCAGCAATTGAATTGTTCGGTGTTGCGATATGAGTACCGAGACAGGTCAGATGATCCTGGACGTCAAGAAGCAGTGGGATGTTGGTGGCGTACCGTTCGAAGATCGAAGTATCAAACTCGACCAGGAGGATCTGTTCCGGCTGTGCCGGGAGCTGATCACCACGTGGGTAGGTAGGCGGGAGTGCCTATATGCACAAGATCTGGAGATCTGCATGATGGCGATCGAGTGTAAGCACTGGGCGATCGCGCGACGTACAATGCCCACAACCTTCCACGGGGTTGAACTAATTTTGGAGGTAGTCGAGTGAGTAAGAAACCATTAGGTCCAATTGATAAGTTAGAATTGACGGTAGTCCCATGTACGCGCCCTGGGTCCACACCGACTGCTGTCGAGGTCCACATTATAGTGCACTCCGAGGGGCGTAAGTTAGAGGTTGGTGATATCCTAGATAACCCGTCTGAAGCTGATTGGGATCAATACTTCTCAGCCGCAAAAGCGAACCTCAAGAAGTACATTACGAAATGAGCCTCGCTAACCGTTACGACTTCCCCGGTCGGTTCACGCCGTTCGACCACCAACTGAAGACGTTCGAGGATCTCGTGCTCAACCCCCGCTGGTTTGTATTTAACGATATCGGTACAGGCAAGACACTCAGTGCGATCTGGGCAGCGGACTTTCTACAGCGGTTCAAGCGTATCGGCCGGGTGCTGATCATCTCGACGCTTAGTACGCTGTGGCGCGTGTGGGCTGATGAGCTGTACATCACGCTGCCAGGTAAGACTGCTGTGGTATTGCACGGATCACGCGCCAAGCGCCAAGAGCTACTTGACGAGAAGCACGATTTCTACATCATCAACCATGATGGTATAAAAGTACTCGGCAAGGAACTCGACGCGCGTAAGGACATCACCCACATCATTTTAGATGAAGGTGCCCAGTTCAGAACAAAGACAACTGAGAAGTGGCGGGCGCTCGACGCGCTGTGTGGGTACGACTCCAAGAAGCAGGCTTTCCGGCGTTCGATCTGGTGGATGACCGGCTCACCTATGCCACATCAGCCGACAGATATCTGGGCACAGTGCCGGATCGTCACACCGCTAAAGGTACCAAAATACTTTTCACGCTTTCGTGAGTCTGTGATGTCGCAACAGGGGCCGTTCAAGTGGCTACCACGCCGTGGCTGGGAGTCGTACGTGTACTCACTACTTGCTGATGTATCAACACGGTTCGTGCGTGATGCGTGTATCGACTTACCACCATGTGTGACTGAGGTGCGTGAGTGTGAAATGTCAGCGCAGCAGAAACAACTGTACGCTGAGATGAAGCGCGAACTGGTGATCGAGTTAGGGGCCAGTAAGATCACCGCTGCGAACGAGGGTGTCAAGCGGTTGAAGCTGATGCAGCTGGCCTGTGGTATCGCGTACGCACCGAACGCCGATCCGATCGCAGTTGATGTTAAACCAAAGTTGAGAGTGTTATTGGAAGTACTCGAAGAAGCAGGGGGTAAGGTACTAATATTCACGCCGTTTAAACATTCGACGGCACTACTACACAGAGTGCTGAAGTCCAAGTACCGTACCGGTATGGTGACAGGTGCCGTAGGTACGTCAAAGCGCAGTGAGATTTTTAAGGAGTTCCAAACGGGTGATCTACAGATCATCGTAGCTCACCCGCAGACAATGGCTCATGGGTTAACACTGACCGCGAGTAGTACAGTGATCTGGTGGGGTCCAATCGATAGCTATGAATACTACGAGCAGGCAATCGGTCGGATCACACGCCCGGGTCAGAAGTCGAAACAAACGGTTGTACAGTTAGTGTGCTCCGATGTGGAGCGAGCTGTATATAAACGATTAGAAACTAAGCAGTCCATGCAGGGGCTGCTGCTAGAATTACTGAGGAGTAAGTAATGGCACACACAGCGGAGCAATTAATTAGCGCCTACGTCAAGATGCGTGATGATCGAGACGCCAAGGTAAAAGAGTTCGAGGTATTTAAAAAAGCCCGTAACGCTCAGATGGAGCAGATCACCGCCGCGCTCGGTAAGATCATGCGCGATACAGGTGTAGATTCTCTAAAATCTACGTCAGCAGGTACCGCGTTCAAAGCCACAAAAGATTTCGTCGGTATTGATGACTGGCCAACCTTCATGGAGTTCATAGCGCGAGGGCTGATCAAGGAGATAGGATATGAAGAGCCGAGCCACTGGTGTGTAGGGATAAAAGAGCCGAGCCACTGGTGTGATGAGGCCGTGCAGAAGATTATCACATCCGATCAGTTCGCGTTCTTCAATAAGGCAGTTAAGAAAGCAACCGTCAAGGAGTTCATGAGCGACAACGATGACCAGTTACCACCCGGTCTTAACTACAGCACACAGATTGAAATTCAAATACGGAGACCCAAATGAAGCAAACCCTTTTACACCTAGCCGGGCGCGTCGAGAGACAGGTACTCGCCTACGCACCAGGGCCGAAGAATCAGACCACTGATGCAATGAAGGCGTTCGGTACCGACCTCGCAAAAATATTGCGCGCAGAGGCAGAAGTATCTAAGGATGTCGATATTGAAGCCCTCGTGGCACAGCGAGTCACTGAAGAACTTGAGAGTCTAACCGGCACCCGACCTAAAACCACCAATAAAAAAGGATTTAAATCATGAATCAGCTCGTAAGTTTAAATGACGCACAACTACCGGACCATATACGTGGTGGCTCATCACAGGCAATCGGCCTTGTAACATCAGAATCACGCCCACGTATTGCACTGCGTGATGCGTGCTTTGTACTGAAGAAAGATGGTAACGAGATCAAAGTACCCATTGGCCAGCCGATCAATGTGATTATATTGGGTATCGACCCACCTGAAGCTAAACACACCTCGAAGACATACTACGAGGGTGCTTGGGTTGAGGGTTCAGCCGACGCACCTGACTGCTCATCCGGTGATGGTGTTACACCTGACGCATCGATCGCAAACCCGCAGTGCAAGTCGTGCGCTAAGTGCCCGAAGAATGCCTGGGGTAGTGGTACAAATTCAGATGGCACTGCGAGCGCGGGTAAAGCCTGTTCGGATCGCAAGAATTTATTTGTGACTGTCGCGGGTAAAGCTGCCGAGGGTGATATCTTCACACTATCAGTACCGCCAACATCGTTGAAGGCACTTAGCGCGTTCGGTCGCGAGCTGGTACGTCACGACATCAACATGAATAAGATCATCACACAGATCGCCGTTGACCCTGACAACTCGAAGGGCATGCTATTCGGCTACGCTGGCTTCCTGGAGCAGGACCTCTCGGATCGAGTCGCTGCGCGTGCGGCTGGCCCAGAAGTAGCTGAGATGGCACACCAATCACTACCTGCACCCGCAGCTGAACCACAGCAGGTCGCTGATGCAGGCGCTGGAGAGTTAGACCTCGACGCGCTCGATACACAGCCTGATGTAGCCGCAGTAGCACCTAAGTCTGATGTAGCCGCAGTAGCACCTAAGTCTGATGTAGCCGCTGAGAAAGTCGCTAATACACAGCCTACAGCCAGTGGTACCACTGATAAGGATGGCTGGGCATGGGATGGTCGTATCCACAGCGCAGGTAAGACACTGAACGCGGATGGTACCTGGCGCCTAAAACGTGGTGTCGCGAAGGAGCTGATCGACACAGTACTCGCCGAGCAGGGCGGCTCACCTACCGAGGTGGGCCCAGAAAAAGTTGTCGGGGCTACGACTGAAGTTGCCGCCGATGCGTCCAGCACGGCTGACCTGGACGACCTACTCGGCGAGTGGGGGTCAGGTGTTTAAGTAAGTAGTATCGAGGCTCTCAGAGATGGGGGCCTCACACCCTTCTAAGTACCGGTCGCAGCACAGCGCGAAGTACTGGTTGGAGCACTGCCCCTTGGTCGGAACCACCACCAGGCACGTCGACCCTCAACAACGAAAATTGCCCTGTGAAATAATCAGTACCACCCTCGGCCGAACCGGTTCGCAGCGTCAAATTTGCAGGCAATACATCAGCAGTACTAACATTGCCCGAACCAGCAACAGCATTAACTATGATGCCTAACCCGGATGATGACGAGGCGCTGCACTCAATTGTGTATGTAGTGCCATTAGTCATTGCCGACGTAAACGACGCAACATAATCAACGCCGCCAGTTCTCACGCGGAATTCAAAGGCCGTGCCTGTGTGCCACAGGGATACGTAGTTAGACGCAAACGCGCCGACTGACCATAGGCACACCTCGCCTTGATTCGCTGCCGTGGGCTTAACGATCACCTCTAGGATGTAATCATTAGCCAACGCTGTAGGCCACGCATAAATTAGATCATCAGCGGCGCGTGTTGCAGCTCCGCCGATGCTAATAATCGTAGTCGTTGAAAATGCACCCTCCTCTAGCTGTGGGAGCAAATACTCGGCAGCCTCGCCAGTAGAGCACCACATACGCACCGGTCGTGTCGTCAAAAGAGGCACTATATTATCTGACTCAAAGCGTCTAAAAAATGGCGAGGTGATAACGCTGCCATCAGTGACTCGGTCTGCGTTAAGGTAAAATACCGGGGCGCCAAGAACCAACTTGGCAACAACAGAATGGCAGTGAGGGTTAAGATTATTGACTGTTCCATCGTGCGTAAAATAACTACTACCGCTGCCAGCAGAATTGTCAATCGCAAGTACTAACCCAGTTGTAGCTACTCCTATATAGCCATCCGTTGTTAATTCAGATGTGCGATCGATGATGCCAAAAAGACAGCCGGTCCCGCCGTTTTCGGTTGCGACCACTCCAACAACACCAGCGGCATTAAACGCAGCCGCATTACCCATCGGAATTGTTGTGGTATGTACCACAGCATTAGGGCTCGTGCATTTATTGACACGCAACGGCTCAATCAGCAGCCCGTCAATATTTGGGATTCGCTCAACGTTGGCGAGTGCGGTTTGTATTTCTCCAGCACCATCAGTATATGTGGCTTCTGTGTTGCGGTCGTAGGATGTGAGGATACCTGCTGTCGGTGTTATGGCTATATCCAGCGGTACGTTTAATTGTATATCGCCAATGACAAACGCATGCGTGTATAACGTCGATCCATTTTTATCTATCCCTACAACTGTTATGGATAAATATTGACCAGTATCAATAATTTCCATCGTCGAATATTGACCGTCAGTGTCGCCTTGAAAAACAGTGCCAGAGTAGGGGCCGCCTTTGTTGCTGCCAAATTGACCAAACGGTGCTGAATGGTACAAGGGCCAGCCCCGCCTACCTAGCGTACTGTAGGTGTTATTCATACCGACATCGTGCGTTATCATATGCGCATCCGCACAGATAAATACAATATTATGCTCTAACTCCAGTTCAAATATTTTATCTGATATCTCAGTTCTTTCCGCCGCAACAGCCGACCAATTATCAGCAGCAGGAGCGTTGACTATCCAAGGAACACCGACAGACACCACTGTAAATTTTATACTTGGGCTGGCGGCAATAGCGCTTAATTCTGAGAATAACCAAGATTTTTGTGCCGCGCCGAGTCTCGTAGAGGCATTTGCTTCATAACGAACATCCAGCATAATAAATCGAGTACGGCCCTCAGTCCATGCGCGCTCGATACTCCCAGTGCTTGGATTGTTTAAATTAGCATTTGGTATGTATTTACGGTACGCCCCTGCCGCTGATATTTTAGTGGGGTTGGAACCTACCGCATCATTTACGCCGTAATCGTGATCGTCCCATATGTATTTTAACGAGTGCGACTCGTACATCGCTCTTTGATTCGATTGTGAAAAAACAGTTTTAAACGCAGTGAAATATGCACCCTCCGTGTTTACAGCAATATTATTGTAGTGCATATCCCCCTGATGAAGGACTTTATCAATATCAGTAAGCGCTGCTATAGCTGCAAATGTCTGAGAGTTATTGCTAGATGCTGCATCGCCCGAAAATACGTATTTAATTGTGCCTATATCACCGGCTGCTATAGCTGTTTTAAACTTTCCGTTACGTGTATCTGCGGCCCCATCTTCTATTGCTCGGTAGTAGTATTGGGTGCTTGACGTCAAACCAGCAAGACTGAAACTGGCAATATAATCATTACTGATAGCTGGTACAACTGCCGCAGTCGTTGAGCTATTGGAAAAATCTGCATTGGTTGAATATTCAAGTTGGGATGATAAACCGCTCGGAATACGGCATTTCACAATCGCGTTTGTGGCCTCTGAATTTGATAAATAGAACTCAATATCCACTGTACCAAACACCAACATGGCCGCTGCCATCTGATCACCTGGATCAGTCGTCGTGTAAGTGGACTCTACCGCCTCCACGACGACTGTTTTTGTTGCCACCGCGAGACCAGCACTTCCCGCACCAGCCGTCGGCGTGTTGAAAAAAACCTCACTGAAACCGTTAGTATAAGCCCGCCCGCCGTCCACATTATTCCATGTATCAGACGCCCACAAAGCGATGGCCAAACCGGCCCTAGTTGTAGACGGCGTTGTCCCGGTAGACAGAGACACAGCGGTAAAGCCACTCGTACTAAAATTTGCAGCAACATCAATTACGCCGCCTGGTACAGGGTCAAGCGCGCCAACCCACAACCCGGCGCCGGCTCCAGTACTTACCCACGCTTGCGTTAAAGAAGCTTCAGTGCCGTCAGAAACTTTATATGAATAAGCAAGCGTTATACTTGCACCTGATTTGACGATAACGGGCGCCGTAAATCCTGGTATCGTCGTTACAGATGACGCGTCCTTATCAACCGTCAGTACAGCAACAAGCATCTCGCCCGCTATCGGCAGCGTATTAAACGGCGTGGTGAGCGCAGAAGATGCATCCCCTGATAGCGTATTTGTGACGTTATGTTGGATTAAGGACATTTATTCCCACCCATGCTAGGGTGCTACCATTAAAACCGGTGCCGCTGGTGCCTTTGGGGTAAATTGCTCAATCACACTAAAATCAGATTCGGCACCATACACGTTATACGCCGTAACTGCGTAATACGTGCCAGCGGGTTGATCATCGGTGTAAGAATTAGTATTGTTATCCGCTATATCTAGCAGTAACGTTAGCGACTCTGGGGTTCTTCCTGAGTATATTTTGTACCCTCCGATCTCACTCAGGGGGAGCGTGGAGCCATCTACCCGCGTGTCGGGGGCAATCCATGACAGTTCGGCGGCATGAGTCGAAAACGAAAACAGTGCAAAAACGATTAGTAAACTCTTGAATTTCATGTGAGCCTCCTACTGGCTAATCTCAGCGACTACAGTATCGGTACCATAATCGCCAGTTTTAATTCCAATCCGGTATAGCGCACTCTGAGCGGTCGCGTCAAGCGTTCGCTCGAAATCAGCAGTAAAGCTCTCGATATCCTTGACTGTAGCTCCCCCATCAAATGACCGCTGTACAATCACTGTCGAGTCGGTGATACCAGATACACTGACATCCGCAGCCCCTGCCAGCGAGGCCCACGGGGTAAAAGTGTTCTGCGCTGTGAGTGTTGCCCGCGCTAGTGTTAATCTACTCATGAGTCACTCTCCTTTTCTTTCAGTCTGATCTGTTGGCGTAATGACTTGATGCGGTAAATAGTCCACACCAAGGTCGTAATAATCACAAGGCACGTGAGTATCGGGTTGATGACGTCAGTCACCACCTGGGCTATCGCGACACCGACACCTGCTGGGATTAGTGTTATATCGGTCGCGTTCGATGCGATTGGTTTTAGATCTGCTAGTCTCAGATCTAATATAGTCCAGAGTGATTTCAACGTGCTATACCTCACAATTGAATGATAGGTTTACTGACCCAAGCGCTGAGAATTCAGTATTTGTTAGGAATGAAGACCCTGTCGATCCATTCCATTCAACTGATAAAGCGCGTCGTGCACAAGCGAGCCCCGCATAAAATCTACGGTATCAATCGCTGGTCCACTTGGCCCGTCCCACGAATAGCCTTCGCGGATACACAAACTCCCACCGCAATCGATATGCATGAAATCGGTAATGATTCGCGCGGGCAAATTGATCCCAGTATCTTCGATATGTGGCGCAATCAGGCTATACGGCCACTTTTCATCCTGCTTGATATATTGAATTTGATTCATGATGCCCCTTAATCAATAAAGTAAAATCCAGCCATTTTTATAAAGATGTAAATAACCAAAAATCGATATTTAGGTGTATTCAATTAGCGACCTGTTCAAAGTGACTTTTTTAGTCGGCCCATATGGTTGGTGATTAGTCAAAATAGCCCATAATCGCATACTCTACAATGTAGCCCGGAGTGCCTGATGTCGAGGCCCATATGAGATCAGTGCGCAGTATCATGGTACGGGACTGCTTAGACAGCCAAGCTCCACTCACAACAGCGACCTGCTCCCTCGTTTGTATATCCATTCGGTCCATAGCTGTTGTGAGGGTGAAGTCGAAGTAATAGATCACCGAGGCAGTTCGATTACCAAAAGCATTCGCTGCCACTGTGGTCAGTTGGGTGTTGATTATAAATGCTCTGATTCCGGGTTCCGGGCGCGGAATCGACTGCCCTGGTGTGGTAATTGGTGTAAAGCTCGGTACTGACGTTCTCATACATAGGTTTGGGCCTACACGAGAATATCCCGCAGCGCAGGGCTTGGAAGATCTAAATGGTCCACCTATGTTAAGTGCACCGCCGACACCAGCGCCACCAGCGATAATCAAGGCACCTGTTGCTGTGTTGGTACTCGGTGCAGTGTCCGTGGTGGTGATCGGGATTATAAATTCACCGTTGCCACTACCCACAATCGAGGCCGCGTTACCCTCAGATACGAGTGCTGCTGCTGCTGATGTGCTGGCGTTACCTTCTGATACGAGTGCAGCCGCTGCTGATGCGCTGGCGTTACCTTCTGATGTGCTGGCGTTACCTTCTGATACGAGTGCTG